GCACGCACCAGAGGTGATGGTCTTGCCCGCGGCGTCGGTAACTTCGCAGGTGTACGAGCCAGCATCACCGGATGCCGCAGAAGGGATGTTGAGCGTCGAGGCGGTTTTGCCCGGAATCACAGTTCCACCTTTCTTCCACACATATGTATATGGTGCAGATCCCCCCTGCATCACCACAGCCAGATCAAGTGCTGCTCCCTCGGCGACGGATTTGGTTGACGGCAAGTCAGTAAGGAACGCCAGCGGTGTTGCGGAGGCATCGACGATCGGATAAATCTGCATATCTGATTCGAAGTTCATGCGCGCTTCGTTGCTTTCCACAGCGTTGATTTCGGTCTTCGGAACTTTCTGGAATGACACTTTGGCAGAGTAATAACGGTCCGCTTTTCCACGCGGGTTGTGGAACCAGACCGCCGTAGTGTCACTGGATTCATCCAGATCACTCAGACGCTTGTAGATTGCCAGCAGTGGGTCATGCGCGAACGTGTAGACCTGCACAACGGCGTTTTTAAATGTCGGGATGGTACGGGCCTTATCATCTTCTAAAAACTGAATGCTGATGGTCTGCTGGTCACCACCTTCAGTAGAAAGCGTCATGACCTGCGGCATGGTGATCCACGAATCAATTTTACGCAGCGTGCCTGCACCAGTACCCGCCGGGAATTTGGCAGTGTCAGTGGTATCGAACGCTTCCAGCACGATTTTAGTGGTGGTGACGGACTTGACGCGCAGCACCATGTTATCGAGCTTTAACCAGCCTGAACTCACCTGAACTACGTCACCGGCCAGAATGCCGGCGGCCGATGCAACGGTCAGTTCGCATTCCGTCGCGTTAGAGGCTGCTGTGAAGACGATCGGCGCAAGATAGGCCTTGGCCACGTTTACACGTGACCCGTTAGGGATTGCGAATGCCATTGCATTCTCCTGATTTTGGATAATAAAAAACCCGCCATCTGGCGGGTCAGTAATCAGCGCGGTACTGCATGCTGATGGGGATTGTGTAGGAGATGGAGCCGCTACTGCCGTTAGGTGCCGAGGTTGGCCGATCCTGAATGGGTTGTCTCACCTGCGGCGGCCCATTGATGTAAACCGTCAGGTCGCTGTCCACCAGCGCTAGCCCCTCTGGGAATGCATCTGCCACCGATTGAGCTATTCCTCTCGCATGGGTCACGCCTGATCCAGCAGGAACGATGATGTTTACCTGCAGGATCCCCTGATAGGTTCGCATCTGCCCCGCAAGGTCCTGGCCTACCGTCTGCGCTGGCAAAACATACACACGTGCATACGGAGCCTCCGGCGGGTCAAATGCGATATTTGGCCAGGCGATCGGCAAGCCGAGAGAGGCCGAGATAACTGCCAATCGGCTTTCCAGCAGGTCAGCGATCCGCATGGACTGGTCACCGACCATTGCGCACCTCGCTCATTGCCTCTCGAAACAGCAGCGCAGCATCCAGCGCGGTCAATCCGACCATGCCGCCGGGCGCCTGATTGGAATGCCCGTTCTCCAGCGCCTGGGCATATGGCAGGTTGTTGGTGAAGTAAATCGAGTTCACCTGCCCTACCCTGAACACCTCAAGTACCGCCAAGCCGCGGGAATTTGAACCCTGTCCCGACGCATCCGGGGTATCATTCGTCCCTGTTGGCTGGCTATCGAACCCCACATACCAGTTGTTCTTGAACCGACCACCGACATACCCCTCCGGCCTTTTAATGTCCATCGAATCGTTGACGCGCAGACCGCGCTTAAGCCGCCCGGCTTTGGTGAGGTTGGTCGGATTATCCCGTAGCGCCGCGTTATGCTCCCGCACAGCGGTGTTATAAGCAGAGGCCGTTTGATTCACTTGCCAAGTCTCCGGCTGCCCAACTGGTGACATGTCCACTAACCGCCCAAGGATTTTGATACCCGTCCGGCGCACAACTTGGTCCACCTCCTGCTTTGAGCTATCCAAGAATAACTGAATGGCAGCAAGGAACGGCTGATTTACAGAACTGGTCATAATCAGGTCCTTAGCTGGATGTTGTAGGAGATCAGTACGTCTGCCGGCTTAACCGGATTCGGCTGTACAACGCGCCACTTTTTGCCGTCGATATCAATGATGTCACCGATATGCACCTCCGTTTCAAACGTGGCCGCCAGCTTCTTATCGCCAGTAGCAATCAGAGAACCGTCGATTTCACGCGTGGAGTATTCGGTGATAACGCCGGTAACGGTCGCGGTAACATGCTCGGTGGTAATCTCTTTCCCGTACTGATCGCGGTTAATTCCACTCCCACGGGTCAGTTGGTAGGTTTTGCCGTTCTCCTTCAGCAGTCGCGTGGCCGTTGCGCGCATGCGGCGATAGTCGATTGCCATGCTACCCCCTTTCGATCCGGACCTGGTTGCCGCCGACCACCAGCCCGCGCAGCGAGGAATAGAACCAGGGGAATGATGGAGAGGCCCTATTCATTCCCGGTTCGTACTGGACAGTCACCGCCCCCTCGACGCGCTCCATCGTCACAGCACCACCACCAGCGACCGAAGGCGTGAGGTCAATCTCTTGCGACTCGATAGCCAGGCGGCACTGCGCATCAACCAGTCGATGCGGAATGGCGTCATCTGGCAAGTTAACGCCATCAAAGCGCACCCCTACTCGGGGCCACGACAGCGGCTGTGATGAGTTGGAACGCTGGCCTCGCCAGCTTTTCCCTTCCAGATAGTCCATCGCCTGCATCAGCATCTGACAGCACTCTCCATCGTCAGCGGGAACGGTGTAACCGCGACCGCCGGCAAAGGTCCGCAGGTCTTCCACGCTGGCATAGCTGTTGAAGTCAGGCGAGTGGGGATCGGCAACCAGCATGCTTACTCCTCCAGACGCCAGTCCAGCGCCAGCCAGTTATCTACTTCAGCAGGATGAACATCTGCGCGCAGCGGGCCGCCAGGGAATTCTGGGGTGTCACGCACCATGACCACCAGCTCAATACCAGGCTGTTCCTGCTGCTGTTCCTGCTGCTGTTCCTGCTGCTGTTCCTGCTGAGCAGGATTTTGTTCAGCGGCCTGCTGCGCCGCTAGCTTTTCGGCATCACGCTGTGCGCGCTGCTCTTTGGTCAATCCGGCCATCGGGCCTCCTGAATAACAAAGGGGCCGAAGCCCCAGCGGTTAACCCATGATGATGGCGGAATGACGCGGCGCCACTGCGGCCACACCCCATGCCAGGCCGACTTCGTAACGCACCTGACGGTACTGACGGTACAGCGCCACCTGGAAGGTGATGCCTGATACCGGGTCGGTCACGTTCATAACGTCGTCTGCTGTATCGCCACCTTCCGGCATCGCTGGGGTGCGGCTCGCCAGCAGGAATGCTCCGCGGTCAAACGCCATGTTCGGCACAAACTCACTGAGCACAGTGACAGCTGCCTGGTCAGCCAAATCCTGACGAAGGCCCGGTGCGCTGATGGTGATGCTGGAAGACGTTGCCGCCACAACCAGGTACTGGTTGTCATCACCGTCAAACAGCACCGCAGTGGCCGCAGCAATGCCGCCCGTACCCGCAGAGATAGCGACGATGATGTCACCTGCTTTTTTCGCACCGTTGACCTTATAGCCAGCAGCTGTGCTTTTCGCGGTACGCTTGATGCTAAAGGACTCATGGAGGTTGAAGCCCATGATGCGACCGATGACGCCTTCTCGCAGTAACTGGTCGGTGCCCGCTTCGTTCGCTTTGAACAGCACAGATTGTTTGCCACGAATGGAGGCCATCGCTTCACCGCCCAGCACCATACGCATGTCGGTAGTTGGCGCGCCGTTATCGGTCAGGATTTGACGCGCCAGCGCCGCATCGGTCAGATCGTCTTTGATGCTGAACGGGGTATCCTTAGGCGTACCAACCGCACGGGATGAGTTGAGGAACAATGCAGCAAGGTCAGCATCCACTTCGTTCGCCAGCGCGCGAAAAGCCTGTTTGAACTGATCGGCCAAGATGGTGTTGTAGGTACCAGCCGGACCGAGTGCCAGTTGCTCTTCACCGTTCCATTTTACCGGGGCCATTTTGGACTTGGTGATTTTGACATCCACACTACCGATATTCTGGTCACCGGTATTAGGCGCTGACGGACCAGGGACAATGTCCTCAGTGGTGGCTGCAGGGGCGACTGGCGCACGCACAGTCTGGTCTTTTGCAGCAGCATCCGCTTTCGCGTCACGCGCCACCGCAGGAATAAAACCAGTTTGCTCGCGAGACACTACATCCAGCGCGGTATAGATGGTCGGAATCAGACCAGTAAGGGTATTGCCTGCCATTTATGGCTCCTTTAGATTTAATCGACGATGCTGACGCCATCTTTCAGCGCTGCTTGTTTGCCAGCGTTATCCAGGGAATCAAACGCACCGCGTTTCATGGTTTTTTGCCCGGCCTGGTGCTGTGACTGGTGAGAGCCGCCGCCGCTGTTGCCGGACGCTTTGAGGATGTA